ACCATGAAACGGTAAGCGCCTGCGCCAAGCTTTGTTGCTGTTGCGCCGTAGCCGTAGTATCCAACTTGAACCTGACCTGTTGAGATGAGGTTTGTCTGGAGTGATAGGCGTGGTGATTCGTACCAGGTGTAAGCATCTGGGTTGATAACAATAAGAGTGTTATCTCCAACGCCTGAACCATCTGTTAATGCGCGTGATACGCGAAGGTTCAGCCCTAGAAGGTTTCCGCGAACTGCTGTTGCAGTAAGTGTTCCGCCTGCGTTCTGTGGGTTGATTGTTTGCTGGAAGATTGGGCGATTTGAACCATCGACCAAGCCCATGAGTGCGCCCCATTGTTCTGGAGAAACTACGATGTTTTGAGCGAACCCAAGAGTTCCCTTGTAGATTGAAACTGCTGCATCTGAAACGAAATCAGCAACAAGAGCGCCAGTTGTAAGTGCTGCGCGGTTTCCGCCGTCTGTTCCGCCGTTGACCATTGCTGTTGCAACTGCGTTATCTGTAGCCTTTGCGTATGCGTATTCCATTTGGCGTACGAGTTCAGCAAAGAACGCAGGTGAGCTGCGATCAAGTAGCTCGAGGCTAAATGTCTGCTGGCCGATGAACTTCTGAACGCTCACAGAAACGAAAGCTGCGTTCTGGTCTGTCTCAGATGGTGTTCCACCTTCAGATGCGACTGCAACTGTTGGAGCAACTGTGATCTTAGGAATCTCGAAAGTCATACCTGCATCAGGTAGTGCGCCGCGAGTAATTGAGTCAATAAATGGGCGGTCTGCGTTTGAGATGCCGTTAATGACTTCTGTAAGTTGACGAGTTGGTACGAGACCAGCGTTGTCTGTGAGGTCTGCTGCTGCTGCAACATACATCTTTGATTCGTCGTTGCCGAGTGAGGCACGGACTGAGTGCTCGAGATAAGAAGCCTTATCAACGATTGGGTTACGAACAGTTGTTGAGATATAAGGTGCTGTTGCAGCCTTAACTTCAACCTTTGCAGCCTCTACCGTTTCTGCGGCAGGAGCAACTTCTGGAACGGTAGTGTCTGACACTTGTTCTCCTTCTGTAGTTGATTGTGTTTCTTCCTGAGATGTCTCAGAAATTTCTGTGTCCTCAGCCGCGACCTTAGCGACCTCAGCTCCGGGTATGGCGCCGTCTGTGACCAAGCTGACCTCGATGAGATTCGATGCGCTGATAGCCATAACGCCATCCTCATTATCCCACTCTTCAACATCTACACCCACGCTAAAATCGCTGCGTAATCCGGTTGCTGCTTCTTCAAGGGCATCATTACCAGCGGTTGTCTTCGCGATGCGAAATTCTGCTGTGATCCCTGTAGCATCTTTTTCAAAGCTGACGAGCTTGCCTAAAGGTCTAGTTACATCGTGTTGTAGGACTAACTTAATGTTCTTAGCCATGTTGATTGAATCTTCTTTGAACATAGTGCGGCCTGCTGAGGTACTGCCTTCAGCGTTCCATGAAACGATACGGCCTGCAATAATGCGAGACTCTGCATCCGCCGCTGTAATGGCGTATGGCATTGTTATCTTCATCGGGTCTCCTTGTTATCAATTAGATCTTCTTCTTCTCTAATCTGCTCGACACTCATGGCGCCAATGCGATTAAGAATCTCGTATACCTGAGCGCGCTGTAGAGCATCTGAGCGCAAGAATTCATCTAGGCTAAAACGAATTTCTCCGGTTGAAGGGCAGAAATCCGGCATGGAGAGCCTCTGTTCAATGCTCGCTAAAATCGGCTTCATTGAGAAATCGATAAGGGAGCGCCTCTCCGAAACGCTGTTGGAGTAGGTCATGCTGGTAGTTTCTGCGCTTACGAAGTATGCAGGAAGGTTGCAAGCGCGAGCCAATTCCAGAGCGACATATTGACGAGCTTCATTCAGCTGTAGTTTGGCTGGATCGATGCCCAACGCCTGCAATTCAACATCCGCGTTAAGGAACGCAGTTGACTTTGTAAGTCGGGCTGTACGCCATGACTCGAGAAGCTTTGAGATTCGCTCTGCTGGAAGATTGGTGCCGTTAGACTTTAGAACCTGTAGTGGTACTGGCTCTTTAGCAAAGGTTTCTGCTGCTTGCTCTAATGCGTGGGCTGCGCGGATTGTGCGACCTGCGCGATTGAGTAGTCCCTCATCGAGACCATAGAAAACTACAAGCGAACCGACTCCTTGAGTTGGAACTACTGAGCCGTCTACTTGATAGCCAACAATTTCTGTCTGATTGTTATTAAGTTTAGTTGTTACGCGATCTGGTGCTACGCGAGTCCAAGCGCGAACTCTGCCGGTGTCTCCGTATTGCTCCATGACTTGTCCATAGCCAACGCCATGAAATAGTAAATCTTCTGCGAGCCATGCGTAAATTGCAGAGCCGGGAACGCGTGGGTCTGGCTGATTGATTACTCCGGGTGTTCCCATGTGTGATCCATCCACCTTCGAGTATTGCTCAAGTGGAAGAGCTGCGAGAGTGGAACAGATGATGTTACGCGCTCTTGCGATAGTTGGAACTGCCATAGCCTGTTGACGGCTGGCAACTGATTGAGTAAATACGAAAGGATTAAATGAAGCCGTGTTATTAAACGGCGCAGGGGTAGAAGCGGCATCGACTGTAAGCTCGATTGCTGGCTTTGATGAAGTAAAAATGTCCCGGATTCCCATTGGACATATTATACGCTACTGTCTAGACATTATCCTACCTGAATGTCTACTTCAGATTCAGCGCGTGTCGCAAAGTGTGTAACCATTGCTGAAGCAACTGCACCGCAGACAATTCCAGAAGCTTTGCGCCCCATTACCCAACCACCATCACCTCGAGTTAATTTAACGGCGCTTAAGACTTGCTTAGTTAGTTCCTCTTGATCCGAATGAGCAAGGCGAAGGCTAGAAACTGCCGAGACGAATTCATCGCAAGATTGCTGATATTCCTGCCCTGTAATCTCATGGATAGGGATTCCGGCTGGTGCTAATCGAGCTGCAACGGCTGAGGCTGTCGACTTGCTATAGGCAACGGCATTAACCGGGAACTTCCGTACCCAGTAAGCAATATCGTTAGCCATCTCTTTGTCATCGAGGTTAACTGGATTAAACCAAGTATGGAGAAGGCTGACCATAAACCTATCGCCGTCAATTCTTTGGCCAGCAACAAGACTTCCGTGTTTCCTGTCCGGGCTAAGATCTATTGCCATCCAAGTATCGTGTTCCGTGTTCAGCTGAGGCAGGTCATCGACCTTGCACTTCTTCCATTCGGCTTCCGAAATGACCGGGTTGATCATCGAGACAAATTGGCAGAGGATTTCTGTCCTGAAGATGTCCTCGCGATCCGATAAACTGTCCTTAATATTATCCTCATGAACTGTGTGGCCGAGTGACGGGTTGCTCTGATACCAAGCTTCTTTATCGGTTATCTCGGCACCTGGCTCCGCACTCCATTCGAACCAGCCAATCGAATCATCTGCCCCTTCACTAGCTGCAAGGCCTCGTTCTCTGAATTTATGAAGCAGGACTGAATTGGCGTGGCCTGCGTTGGAATACACATAGGCCTGCGGATTGGGATTACTCATTTGGGTAAATCGCATCGAACTCCAGACATCCTCAGTATCAAATTCTCGTAACTCGTCAATGTGGATTACATCGGGGGCGGCAATTCCTCGAGCAGCTGAGTTTCCGGCTCTGATTAGGTAGCGAGCCTTATTCTTAAACCGAATCTCCTGCGATCCTTTAGATTCATACTTCTTGGCGAAGTTATCCAGGAGTAGTTGGCTGTTCTCGATAATCTCAGAGACTTTAAAAAAGATTTCTGATGAGGTGGTTAACTTATGAGCTGTAGCCAGGTGCATTTTCTCGCCCAGCACATAGATGCCGAACAGGATACGCAAGGCCATAAACGTCGACTTACCCTGCTGACGAGGGAGCATAATTCCTATGAGTGGATGTAGCCATCTGTTATCCGGCTTGTATCGAAGGCAGTCTCGAGCTAGTTGCTCTTGCCAAGGTAGCAATGGAAATCCGATATCGATGCAGAACTGAATCATCTCATCGCCTCGAGTAGGTAAATCAGAAGGTTTAGATCGGATTCTAGGAGTCTGAGAGCCATATCGTACTTCTGTTACCCCTACCTCAGCCGATGTGAGCCCGATAGAGACGATTTCAGCCGTCATGACTGGTTCTCATCCTGTTCAAGCCGATAGTGGCTGTTTGAGTCATTTTTGGGGTAAAAAGAAACAGGAAGGGTCGGGGGTGTCCTTGGCCTATCAAAAAACCTACCCCCCTTAACACTATTACACGAAATGCAGAGAACTTGTAAGTTTGATGGACTGTCATCCCCGCCATGAATCCTTGGCACGATATGGTCAACGCTCAGGCGTTCATCTGACCCGCACATCTGGCAGCATCCATCTCTGCGTATGATCTGTTCCCTTATCTTGCGCCACTTGTTACTTGACCCAGTACCTTTAAGACTTGACATAGATATGCGCTAAGCAATGTCGACAATAAGCATAATGAATATGCTCATAACTAAGTCCTTCATAACGATGGCCTAAGAGCCAACATAACCATCTTCTCATAAGTCATCCCAACATATACCGCATACCCACCATGAGCCAAGCTCTAGTATCTCTGACTCTGGTGTTTCTAATGAACATCTACTGCATTGAATAGTAGCTTCTAATGTTAGTGCCATCCTTTATCCTTCCAATGCTTCCATGCTTTGCAGGTATCGCCTTGATATCTATGATCTATGTACTTAAGCCCAAAGTGTATCTGTTCAATAGGGCTCTTGTCCTTAACGATAGGATTCTTTAACTGTAGTAATCCATAAACATAACTCTTAGTTGGACTACTTAAATTGCCTATTGCTTGATGATTCCAAGCAGACTCTTTGCCTATAAGTCTGGATAAGCATTTAGCTTCATTTTTAGGTAATGCTAACTTGATATATCTCTTTGGATCAATGGCATCTATTGAGCCCGAATCTGCACTAGCCATAGGAATAGATAGAGATATCCCAATAACGAAGGCTACCCCCCGAGATACGCTCCGGCGTCTCGGTGTGAGCCCTTTGTGGGCTCTAGCCTGTAGAGTACCAGCCCTGTCAAATATGTGGATAACTCCCGCGTTAAGTGCGTGTCGCCCCTTACTTATCCACAGGTGTGCATAACTATTTATCCGCAGCATGGGAACTCCACTACTATCGATGGGAATGGGGCTGAGGCTAATCCTGCTCCGAATTTAATACGCCCTCTTACGAATGTAACCTCTGCATTAGGCAGAACTAGATCATGAAACCATTTAGTGTCTGTTCTGGCTGGTAACAGCATTACTACTAAATCATGATGCTGAGAAGCCTTTAGAACCCAGTCATAGATACCTCGACCATAAGGCGGGTTACACCATACATGGCCTGTCCATTCAGCTTCTAAGCCGTTTCTCCTGGACTCATCTGGATGGTCTAAGCCAAACCAGTCATCACATAGATGATTAGTGCTAGAAGCTGCTACATCGAGGTCAAACTCATGAACCTCGTTTAGCTTGTCATAGAAGCCTCGAGGAGTAGCCCAGTCATCAGTAGCACTAGGCGGCATATAAGCCCTAGGAATCGGTGCTGTAGAAACCGCTTCCCTTAAACTGGATGTTAGGGACTGAGTAGATTTTGGCCATGTCTGAGTGGCAGAATTGGCATTTAACGGAATGTGGTTCATGGATCGATAACTCCTTCTCGTAGCGCAAGTTAGCCTCGCATTCCTCGTTGGTACATTCGAATTCGTAAATAGGCATTAAATCAGCCCTGACAAGTGCGGCATGGCACATCCTCTAACTTCCACGATCCACATTTAGTGCATCTCTCAGGGACTAATTCTACCGAATCTTTATTAATATCTCCGTAAATAGGTAGAAGTAACTGCACCAAGTCTGCAAACCGCATAAAGGCCAGATACTCGGAAGCATCTTCTCCTTGGCCATTCATACGGCACACCACGAAGGGAAGCTCTTTGCCCCCTGCTCTCTTGCTCGCTTGGCGCAGCCACTCCAAGGGCTGGAACGCTGATCTAGCCTTAACCTCGATGTCGAACGGGACATTGGTTATATCTTTTCCAGCACCTCGACCGATACCCGCATGAGGCCACCATTGCTGGAGATAACTAGCAACAACGCGCTCAGTTCTTAGTCCTCGGTCTTTTCTGTGTCTTGTCATAAGTGAAGTGTGTTCTCACAAGCACTACATAACCAGACCACTAATCCATCATCCCGAAGATACTCATTGCATAGTCGATCTGCATCACAGATTGAACAGTTGGTATATCCCCAAGATGATTGAAAGTTATATTTATGTCTCATGCCTTGCCTGCCGAATTGACTGTGTGGCAGTCCTCGCAAGTCCACTCATGAAGTAAGTATCTAGTGCGTATCTGCGATCTAGTAGGAAACTTATTACATAACTGGCATATAAGCTTGTAACCGAGTTCCTCGAGCAGTTCAGCATTAGCCCTTAAATTGGCTCTCTGCTCTTCATTAGGGAATTCTTCCCATTCGCCATCTTGATTAAGAAACTGTATGTATCCCATCAGCGTTTAACCTGTGGCTTCCATTGTCCGGTCTCTTTATCAATTTCATACCAGATAGGCTCGCAACGCTCTGCATCTCCTAGAATCTGAGCCATGCACTTCCAATGACCCCAAGGTTTACCAGCCTTAGAGGTTCCGGTCTTCCAAACACGCGCACCATGAATACAGCTCTCGTCGACTGGAGTGCCACCAAGGACATCCTTCACCATCTCTACGGCTGTCTCCAATGTCTGAACCGGTGCTGCGAATGACTGACTCCATGGATCACTCTCCTTTGGTACTGGAACATACTCCTTCGATGTATCAGCCATCTTAGCCTTTACCTCTGCAACCTTAGCCTTTACTTCTTGGCTTGCAGCAACTTTAGACATTTCTTCGCGAGACGCTCTTTTTCCTTTAGTAGCGTAGCCTGCATTCGCGAGTGCGCGACCAATCGCACTTGTCTCGCAATTTTCAAGGGCAGAAGTAGCATTAACTCCGCGACCCTGGACTGTTTCCTCAGCAAGGCCAGTTGTCCAAGGCCTAGAGTCTGCTTCAGTTCTATAGATACTAGCTTCAACGATAAAGCGAGAAGCAGTTGAATCCAGCAACTTCGTATGAATCTGACCATCTGGGTGATCCTTCCAGTATTTAACAAGTCGCTCTTCGACTGTTTCGTAATCATCTAAATTAAACATATAGTTCATTCTCCTCGGTGTGTAATTGTGCAGCCAAGCTGGTATATGCAACTAAATCTACATAGGTATCAGTCTTTGCCGTTTCCATTGATCGTGCGATTTTGACCAATGCCATACACATTGCGACTTGGTAATCGTTAACTGGCATTTCGAGGTATGCGCTCCATAAGGATGCGGTGCGCTGCATATTGTCACTTGGGTGACCATAGTCAGCTCCACGGTCTTGGATAGTAGCTCTCGCCTCGTTAAGGTAATCACGGGCGTTCATCGATTTACCTGGTGCTGAGTCTGTGCCTTAATTAGACGGCGGGCATTTATCTTGCCTTGAATCTTGCCGTGTTCATGGCCTTTGGCATATCCGATGAGAAACCCCGGAAGTGAACCAATTAGCATCGATAGTAAAACTATGTGATCGTGGTTAGTAATCATCTTGCTCCCTTCGCGCCGTATTTCGGCACTAAGAGAAAGTTACCCTAGTGGCAGCTCTACATCGACAAGATTTTAATAACGAAACGGTAACAATTCTGTCGAGTCTACTTGGTCATCAATGGTGCGTTTAATGTCGACATAAAGGTCATCCATAACGCTTGCCCTGATAAATGAACGAGCCATCTTTATGGTCAATTGGGATAAGTTCTGGGGTGAATCGCCTGTTATGTAAGGTGCCGACTACGAATCCCATCTGCCAGTTGGCATAACCCTTTGTATAGCCCATTCCAGGGCTTGAGAGGTCTACTAGGTTGCCAACCTCGACTCCCCATACAATACGCCCGTAGCGCCCCCCAGAAGCCTCAGAATGAGCAGATAAACCCAGTCTATGCGTATGCCCCGAGACGATGGACTTACCCATGCGCATAGCGCCATTCAAGGCCGTTTGACCGGGCTTATTAGATAGCGGGAAGGCATCTCCATGGCAGGTGTGCCAGCCTGGAGCAAAGTCGAAGCCATTGGGATGGTACTTAATCCCGGCCTTGTCATAACCCATAAACTTGTCATAACGCAGCTCTGGAAGATTCATAAATGCCGGTAGCCTGCGAGATAGAGATTTATAAACTCGAGCGCCGTGGTTAGACCCGACTACATCGGTGACACCCAGATATTCAAGAATCTCTAAAGTAAGTTTACGATCCTCATCGATGTTGCCTTCTACCTCTTGCCAAGGTTGCGCGAAGCCACCAAGCTGAGGCAGGTCAATTTCATCACCGATACAGATGGTTTGGTGAGGCTTGTAGACCTTTAAGAACTTGCCTAGATTTTTGACTGCTGCTTCATGAAAGAACGGGGCTTGAATATCTGAAATCCAAGCAATTCTTTTGACTGTCATTAGTCCTCGTCATCATCCTCGTATGGGATATTGTCTATCCGGTTGGGTAGGTCAGGAATTATCCAGTCCGGGAAGGTTTCACGATCTGAGAGCAGCCAGAAGGCATGAGTCTCTGTGAATCCTGCTCTGCGTAATGACTTGTAATACTCATTCATAGCAATGCAATAAGCATCGAGTTTGCTGTAAGTATCTAAGTCTATGACTGGTCGTTTCCTTGCCATAGGATAAGTGTTACTTACCTAACATCTCGATGATTGTATCGACACGCGTTTCTAATCTATTGACTTGATCCTTAATGCTTGAGCCGCCATTGGGCTTAAGTTCTGTCAAGTAATGCTTAATCATGAACTGCGTGTAAGTTGCCACGCCACCAAGGACTGTAACTACTCCTACAGCCCAAGCTGCGAGGTCAACTGCGCTCATTTTTTAGGAGTTGCGTATCCGAACACGCCTGCTAATACCGCCCAGAGAACTGAACGATAATCGAGTGCAAAGTTAGATGCTCCCCATGCAGCTAGGAACGCACCTGCTGTAAGGATTGCTGGGTTCTTCATGTTCATACGGTGCCACCTATCATTGGGATATTAAAGAACGAGCCATCTGCATCGCCCTTCTTAGTGAAAGAGATATGGCAATGCGCAGTATGCGGTGAAGATCCTTTGTAAGTTCTCCAGCGCCAGCCCATGCGAGACGATGCGATTCTGCCATTGAAAATGATGTAGGCCACTCGCTTTGACTTATCCTTCTTTGCGAATCTTCGAATTTCATCAGCAAGATAAGGCATGAGGTCTGGCTTTGCTTTACCAGATAAATCTCGGTCAAGGTCAATTGCTCGGACAACATTTCCATAAGCCTTATCTGGATTATGATCCGACTTAGTATTTTGGTGAGCCAAGTTCCCAATCCACCCGTCAGAGGTTCTATCTCTGTCTGGGTAAGAATCATCGACTTGAAGCCTTAACTGCTGACCGGCTTTGCATAACTTGGGGGTCATGACAAGAGCAGAGCAGCTTCCTCAGCTGTAATACCTAGGCGAGCCAAGAGAGCAGCCTTGGCCTCTGCCTTAGCCGCTTCTTCAGCCTCTTTAGCAATTCGCATATTTTCGAATTCTGCCTGAGTGTCGAGAATCTGTTGTAGAACTTCACCAGTTGCTTCAACGCGATTACCATCTTCAGTAATGTAGATTTTTGCCATGTTACGCCGCCAATCCGTAAAGAGTATATGTGCCAGTAATTGTTCCTGAACTTGGAATCAAAGAAAATCCGTCATAAGAAGTGTTTGCTGTATGTCTGCCACTCTGGCTTGCCCAATAACCAGCAGCACCAATCGATGTTGAAGTCCAGCCTGTATAACTTGCCGTGAATGGGCTAAAAATTATTGCGTCACCGAATCCCATTGTTGTGCCGCCAGCTCTAATTACTGGGAAGCTGCCTGTCGAGTTATCTGCGCTTACGCTTGACCCCGCTGAAATTGCTCCCAGAATCGAGTAATTAGTGGTCGCATCTGTTCCAGATGAGCGTAATCTTAACCGTACATCGTTATCGTTGCTTGAGTTGGTTACTTCAGCCACGATCATGTAATTTTTATATGTTGCGCTGAACACCGAATTCACATTGACCGCTGAACTTGAAGTAAATGTTCCGGTTTGAATTTTTGTAAATGCCCCTGAACTAGCAGCTGCCCATGAGAAATCAAGGTCTGTTCCAGATGCCTTGGTTAAAGTTTGACCAGTAGTACCGCCCTTAAGGTCGATAAAGGCTGTGTCGATATCTTGGCCAAGTGCAGCAATGGCGGTAGCGCCATCCTTTACTAGGTCTGTCGACTGAGGGATATCCCACCCAAAGTTTGTGGTTGTTGTTGCCATTACGCTACTACTCCTATCGCATCTAGCCAGGTTAGGCTGGTGTTAAGTGTGTTCCATGTCTCCGCTGCATTTACCTGCTCCCATTTTACCGCAACTTGGGAGAAGTTTACTGGAGAAGCGTTGAAAGTCACGCTTAGGTTATTAAGGCTTGCCCTGAATGTCCATCCCTCGATGTATCCCTGGAAGGAGCCATTAGCGATGTTAGGCGGTAGATTCTGAATCCAGACTGGCTGGCCTAAAAATATGTTTATAAGGGCATCTCTATCAGCATCATCTATTTCGGGATTTCCAAGAGTAAAGGTAATGCTTTCAAACTTAGGGTAAGGATTGGCTCTCAGCTCGATGTAGCGATCTGCCAAGGCTTCGGCATCCGATGTATGTTTAATGCGGGAAGTAAAGGATTCTGCATAAGTCCCATAAAGAGATTGGCTAGTGGTGTCCTGTGCCGTGTATGACTGATTCCCATTATTGTCATAAATAATATTAAAATAATTTCTAAGGTCTCCAGCTCGAATGGTTGAAGCTAGTCCAAGCCCATTGGCATGGTTAGCATCGAGGGTCGTGTAGCCGTTAGCCGCTAAGTAATCCTGTCGATGAGTCTGGTCTGCATACCCGATATTGCCGTTAGCATCTTCATAAAGAACGCCAAAGGCAGAATTGGCAATAGCCGCGCATAGTGAGTAGAGGTCTGTAGGACTTGATGATCTAGCAATAAGTTCATAATCGCCTGGTTGGTCAATCTCTCCCAAGCCGATATTTACTGCGTTAGACCAGATTTCTGTTGGGTCATAAGTAGCCCAAGTCTGAGCTGCTGGAACTTCGTTCCATTGCCCTAGGAGATACCCTGATAGAAGTGTATAAATCTGGTCTCCATCAAAGTCTTGAGACAAGATTCCGTTATCAATAATCTTAGGCAACTTAGATAATGCTCCAAGAGCTGTAATGGTTGCTACGGTGGTATATCCGATATTTCCGGCTCTGTTAACAGCGATAGTAAAGTCTGAAATGTATCCGCCAAAGATAGGGATATAAGTTCCAACCGAGTTAGTAACTTCAACCGCAAGGCCTGTTCCTACTGTGAAGTTATAACTGGAGTTATCTAGGTTCATTAACTGCAACTGGCAGTATCCCGCTAATGGTTGGACATTGATATCGGTTCTCCCCGAAGTAACAATTACATTGGCAATAGTTACATCTGTGACTTCAACCCCATCAGCTAGGACTTTATAGGAAGGTGTATAGGCGGTCATACGAATACGAGCCCTGAGCCACCGAGAGTTCCTCGAGCTGAGGAATCGTTGAGAAGTCCTACGATCTGGCGAGCAGTTGACTCACTATCGATTGCACCGTTCACGGTAATATTGGTACTGCCGGTACTTGCATAAACATAGCGAGGCATAGAAGGCGCAGCGGGTGTAGGAGCCACAGGAGCCGATGGCGATGTAGCACCAGAAGGGAATGAAGCGCCAGAGATAAAGTTTCCTACTGCTGACCCGGCACCCTTGATAGCGTTAAGGATTCCTGTAATGGTGTCATAAATCTTTGTAATCTTAGAGACGAAACTAGCAAAGGTGTCAATAACGCCTTCTAGGATTTTACCAAGAGCCTTAAAGGCCAGCCCTAGTGTTTGACCAATAGCCGGCGCTACATAAGTTACTACGAAGTCTGTAATATTTTTTAGAAGGTTAAAGAACGGGCGAAGCTCGTCATTGTTCTCGGCAAGAGAATCTCTAACTGAATTAAAGGCTGATCGTAGTCCGTTAATGATTGGTTGGATAACTTTCATAACTGGAGCAAGTTTATCGCCTAGGTTTGAAGTAAAGTCCTGAATAGCAGGGATGACATTCTTAACAAGAATCTCCACCATCGGAGTAATAGCATTAAGAATATAAGAACCTACTGTCTCCTTACCTTCATCGAAGGCAATAGTGAGGCGGTTTAACTTGCCTTGAAATGTGTCTGCCTGAGTAGATGCTTGGTTCTCGAAAGTAGCTGCAAGCTTGGCTGTAATCTGATCCATGCTCATGGTCTTAAGTTGAGCGGATGTGAGCCCAATGCCTAATTTACCTAGCGCGGCTGTATTGCCTTCAGCAGCCTTAGCCATTGCGTTAGTAACTGCCTCGAGAGATTTACCAGAACCGGCTGCAACATCGATGGCTACAGTCTGAAGTTCCTGAGCCTTCCGTAAATCGCCAGTTGCCCTGGACAACCTCTCTATCGATGGCCTTAATTCATCATCTGTAACACCAAATGCTAAAGATGTCTTAGTTATGTAATCTTCTGTAGCGGCTATCTGGGCATCTGTAGCACCAGTTACATTCTTAAGAGTAAGAGCCAACTTCTCTTGTGCGGCTGCATCTGCAATGGCTGACTTAACGCCATCAATGGCTAACTTGCCTGCATAGGCTACGGCAGCTGCGCCTGCTGCTGCAAAGGCTAGACCGGCTTTTTTGCCAAAGTCTCCAACCTTGTCACCGAAACTAGCAACATCTTTATCTGCCTTGTCAAGATTCTTAGTAAAGTTATCGACATCGGCAAGCAGCTTGAGCGTTAATGCTCTTGTACCTGTAGCCATTATGTCCACTCCTTAAGAATCTTGTCGAATGATTCAGTCCATCTAGCCACGATCTGTGGTTGAATCTTGCGTAGCGTTGGATAAATAAACCAACCCTTAGAGCCTCGACCTTCACGGCCTGACCATACGGGGAACTGCCTAAACTTATTAGAACCGAATTCTGAACCGCCCCAGATATCTCTAGTGGTTGCACCACCTGAGAACTTCTGAGAAGCGAATCCGTAAGTAATCTCGCCGATACGGCTGGACTTCTTAACCCGGGAACCCTGAGCGATTCGGCCTGCAACCTTATTGCTTTGAATTGAGTTAGCCTTCTGGATAACTTCATCTCGAGCGAATTCAGCCAGAGCGCCTGATTGGCGCTTGGCTTCCTCGTTGGCTTCCTCACCCATATTCTTTAGAGCCTTAAATACCATACGAAGTTCCGTCTTATCGAAGGCGACTAATTCATCTGCCACGATTACGCTCCTCTAGTACTTCAATAGCTGTAAGAATATCCTCGGCACTTTGCCAATGATCCATAGGAATCTGAGTGGCTATTGCCAGTTCAACTAAGAGTCGGCTTACGCTTCCTCTTGGATGACTTTTGGGTCTCCTTCACCTACTTCAACATCGTCAACAGATTCCATCCATTGATCTAATGTCTTAGTCGGCTTACCGCCTGCTTCACGCTTCATGGCGCTGTGCGCGACATAAAGAATGTCCCACATTCCGCCGAATTGAGAGATAACCTTTTTAGTTGCCATCTCCCATCGGGCGTAATCTGGCGGCCTGACCATGTAACTGGTCTCGGTTCCGTCTGTGTATTTAATTGTTATTAGTTGCTGCATTGTGTGCTCCCGTTTCTACTGTTTAGGAGAAAGTCTCTGCGACTGTTCCCTTAGATACCTTGAATGTAAAGTCTACAGTCTGTGCATCTGTTCCGGCTCCACCTGCTGTTGGAAATTCAGGCATGATTGGGAATACGAACTGAGCGCCTGTAGCCGCTGTGAGTGTAACGCTGATGTCTGTATCTGGTGCTGACTCTGCTGCTGTCCATAGAGCTTCGCATACTGAGTTAGCCTTACCCCAGTCAGCGAGCATTGAAAGTGCGAATGTGCCTTCGATGTTTGTAGTCTTGTAAGCCTCGCCATCGAGAGTCTGGTATGTCTCGCGAAGGTTAGTCTTTGTTAAGACTGCTGAAAGTGCTTGTGCCTCGATATCTGTTCCACCTGTGAAAGATAGAGAAATATCGCGCCCTGTGATTACTACGGTTGCCATATTATTTTCCTTTAGTTTGTTTGTGTGTAGTAGGTAGAAACCCTGATATCGGCCACCAATACATTGGAAGGGCCAACTTGAGTTACTGTTGGTTTTTCAACCGCTCCGACTGTGTACCCCACCGGGATCACCTTCAGAACACTTATGACGAGCTGCTCGAGATTGTCGAGCGAAGCCGGGTTGCTGTTATATGCAACTGCGACTGAGATTACAAGATTGATTTTAATGTGTAGCGTTGACTTGTTAATGGTTTCCAATTCGAGGTACGGTGAATCTGGAACCGTCACTACGAAAGGCACCATGGGAGCCTCGGGAACGTAGGCATAGACATTGCCCGCAACGCTTGCAAAGGCTGTTGCTAAAGGCTGGCGTACTGTGTCAAGGATTGTTGAAGCAGGCATTATTGCACCATTGAATCGGTGTCGATGTATGCCCCTAAGAGTCCTGATACGCGGTTAAAGAGACTGCGCCCTAGGCGGTAAGGGCTGACATTAGTAAAGTCGATTCCCTCGATCTGTCCACCAGGAGCGATACGAGATTGGAATACTTCAACTGACACGGCTAGGACTGCTGACTCGACTGCGCTGTTGCCTACATAAGTAGCTGCGCCAGATAGTGTTGCCAAGCCAGAAGGAATTACCTTGCGCTCTGTAATATCGGCATTGGTTAGGGCTACTGTAAAGAAGCCGTTAAATTCTCTGTAAGAACCATCCAAGAATATGCGTGAATTAGATCGTAGAATAAAAGAATCATAATCAATATTGCTTGATTCTAGAATGGTAAAAGTTCCGTTAAATGGGGAGCCTACGCCTGTTATGACTACGCTCTGACCCGCTGAAAAGTTATTATCACCAAGGACATAATATGTTGCGATGTTATCTTGAAGTGCGACTACATCGATGGGACTTGAATACTTGACCAGCATAGGCAAGATTACTGCCTCAGCTGTATCGATTACATCTGTTAAATATGCGTCACTATAAAGGGATACAGAAACGCCAAGGATTGACCTTAGCTCTGCTACGGTGACTATCGATGCCATTTCTGTATCCTCTCTATTAAACGACTGGGGGAGCCACCGGGAGCAGCAGCCCCCCCATGATTAGTTATTTACTATGCAACCATGTAACGGTATGCGCCAGCGCCGATCTTGGTAGCAATTGCGCCATAACCGTAGTAACCCACCTGGACCTGTCCAGTTGAAATTAAATTAGTTTGGAGCGAAAGTCGCGCACTCTCATACCATGTGTATGCATCTGGGTTAACGATAATCATTGAGTTATCGCCTGTACCTGAAAGGTTACGAGCTACGCGAAGGTTCAGACCGAGAAGGTTTCCACGAACTGCTGTTGCTGTAAGTGTGCCGCCTGCGTTCTGTGGGTTGATTGTCTGCTGGAAGATTGGGCGATTTGAAGAATCGACCAAGCCCATGAGAACGCCCCATTGTGCTGGAGATACTGCGATGTTTGTCGCGAATCCGAGTGTGTTCTCGTAGATAGATACTGCTGCATCCGCTACGAAATCAGCTGCAAGAGCACCTGTTGTAAGAGTACGGTTTCCGCCGTCTGTTCCGCCTGCAATTAGCGCAGAGCCGACTGCAGCATCTGTAGCCTTAGCATATGCGTATTCCATCTGGCGTACGAGTTCAGCGAAGAACGCTGGTGATGAACGATCTAGCAATTCGAGTGAGAATGTTTGCTGACCGATGTACTTCTTAACATCGACAGTTACGAACGCTGCGTTCTGGTCTGTCTCTGATGGTGTTCCGCCTTCAGCTGCGATTGCAACTGTTGGAGCAACTGTGATTTTAGGAATCTCGAAAGACATTCCTGCATCTGGAAGAGTTCCTGTTGAAACTGAGTCGATCAATGGGCGGTCTGCGTTTGAGATGCCGTTGATAACTTCAGTAAGTTGACGAGTTGGTACAAGACCAGCGTTGTCTGTTGTGTCTGCTGCTGCTGCAACATACATCTTTGATTGGTCGTTGCCGAGTGAAGCGCGGACTGAGTGCTCGAGATAAGAAGCCTTATCAACGATTGGGTTACGAACAGTTGTTGAGATATAAGGTGCTGTTGCAGCCTTAACTTCAACCTTTGCAGCCTCTACCGTTTCTGCGGCAGGAGCAA